GTTAACTCTATTTCTGTATAGATCATCTCTTTGTGTTTTATTTGGATTGAACGCTAACTTAACTGCACCTCTAATAATACCTCTATTAAAGCCAGCAGGTGAATACCAACTGTCTGCAACTAAATCGGTTCTTGCTGATAGACCAGCAATATCTCCGTTTAACGGTACAAATCTGTACACGTCATTGTATCTGTCATACTGATATTTGTAACCACTGTCAAATACAACATAAGAAGAAGAACGTATTGAGTTATAAAAACCTATTACGTTACTTGTTTGTGTATTTGCATTTGCTACATTAACAACGTCTGCTCTTTCAGGTGATACGAAAGCAACTGCGTCTTTTCTATCTTCTGCAATTGATATTACGTTATCTACGTGAGTAGCATCACCAGCGCCAGCAATAATTAAACCTACATCCACTGTTTCAGAATCTAGGAATTTTTCGTATGCTGTTTTCTTTTGTGCATTAGTTATAGCAGAACCATCAGAACCACTTTGAAGTGATGTTGTTATAGGTGTTGTAACTGCTGTAAATGTTACACCAGAAGCTGCACTGCCCCAGTTTGAACCTCCTGCATTATGATCCATCCAGTAAACATACTTAGATTTGTTAAGTATTACTGAAGGATAATAATTAGAGTCTCCTTGAGGTGATTTTGCGTCTGAAGCTTTAGAAAGTTTTGAATAAACTTCTAAAACCGTATTTTGTGTTCCTGATATTACACCATCTTCATCAATAACAATAACGTGGATTTCGTCATTTACTCCACTTCTTGCTAAAGCGTATGGTGAAGTTCCTGGTGCGCCAGAAACTTGATCGTAGAATCTCCATCTACGTCTAACATTACATCCGTTAGTAAGTGCTCTTTGTAGACCACCTGTACCTGAAGGATGTCTAACGATAGTAATAGTATTTGAGCCTGTGTTATTAGCAGTTACTCTATACTCGTGTCCATCGTCATAATCACTTGTTGCAGCTGTTGTAGAAAAATTAACTATATCACCAACGTTAAATCCCACTGATGATGTTAATATTACTGTAGTGTCGCCAACTGCTGTAGCAGAATCCGCTAAAGTAGTTTTTGCTGTTTCTTCATAAGCTGTTGCTGAAGGACATATTGAAATAAGTAAACTGTTTCCCCAAGCGCCTGCTGTTCTAGCAGCCCACTCGCCTACTGATCCTTGTCCTGTTGCATAATTATTTGTATAATCTGTGTCGTTCTTAATAACAAATGAGCTGCCTGAAGCAACTGCGTTTGCTATTGAAGAATTTTGTGCTCGTACTACTCTCAATGCGTTTGAGTATTGTAGAAAGTTGGCAGCACTAAAAAAGTCCTCAAAGTTATCTGAGTCTGGTTTGCCAAACGTATCTACTAATTCTTGCTCGCTAGAAACCGTTATGATTTCATCTAAAGGACCTTTTCTAAACACACCTGCAAAAGCACCTACTGAAGTAGATACTGCTGGAATGATTCTTGTTAGGTCTCTTTCTTGTACGAGAACACCTGGTGATACTTGAAATGCCATTTCGGTTTTCTCCTTTTTATAAATTAGCTAATTGTTTCATATAATCCAACATTCGTATTATTCATACGGCCATAGTCAAAATTTCATATACATCTATTTATAAAATGCGTGTTTTGTACTAATTTTCGCCTCTCCTTGTAACAGGATGCCACACTTCTCCATATTCGTCTTTAAAAGGTTTATCTTCTTCTGGTGTACCATCATCTATAAAGCCAAAAGGCGCCATATCTTGTTCTATGATATTGGCCTGATCTTCGTATAGTTTTGACCTTACATCAGAATTACTTAACTCTTTAAAGTATGGTTGATTTGATAACCAACCAAATATAATAAGACAAGTCATTAAATCATCATTACAACCTTCTTCGGCCTTCCAAGAATTGTGTTGGCGTGAAAAGGTAGACATCTCCTCTATAATATTAAAGTCATTTATAACCAGTTTATCTGCTTCAACAATTGTTTTTAAATTAGAACAACCAATCTTTTTAATTTGTTTAGTCATACGAATACCTAACTGACTGCCACGGCCACTAAATGCTGTACCTAAAACCTGACCTGCACGGCCTCTTTGTGTCGTCATTAATAGATTATCATATTCTAAATCAAATTGCATAGCATCAGATATTTGACCACCTAAATCATTGACTTCAATTAATGTATGTGCGTGATTATAACCTTTAACTGTTTGTTCAATAACATTTGGAAACACTAAAGGTTTAATTTCATTATTACGATATTTGGCCACTACACGATAAGGCATTTGTGTTACATCAAATATAATAAAGGCCGAATAATCTTTTGAAAGACCTCGTGCAACGTCAACAGCACAAACATAAATTTTATTTTTATCTGGCCTTTCAAATATATCTAAGCCACCTTGCGATTGTAATGGTTTCATATAAGGTGTAGATTTAATTTTTGTAGGACTAATAAGTGTATCTATTGAACCTAGAAATTCACACTCAAACTCTTGTTGAAATTGTTCCTTACTTGTGTTACGTATTGTTTCTTCTTTCCATTTTTCATCACGGCCTGGTACTTCTGACCAATGTACATCAATAGGAATATAATCGTTTTGTTTATTGACAGCATCAGTCCATAACTTATAATACATATTCATTCCGTGTGGAGTAGATACGATAATCATTTTAGTATTTTTACCAGATGAAATTGTAGGAAAAACTGAACTAAAAAACTGTTCTGCAATTGTAGCAGGAACGAAAGCAAACTCGTCTAAGAATATAATGTTATAAGAACCTCCTCGAATTGCACTTGAAGAAGTTGCAGCGGCCACTACTTTACTGCCGTTTTCTAATTCAATACTACCTTTGTTCCAGTTTAATACACCTTGTTGTAAAAACTTTGGTATATTTTCATAGGCCAATTGTAATCGGCCTAATATATCTCTAGCTGTAGATGATTTGTTTGCAAGTATGGCAACGTTAGTATTTGGATTAAACAGAACATAATGTAATAGATAAGAAACAATTGTTGTTGATTTACCTGACTGTCTTGGTAGTTTACATATTGTAAAACGGTTGTTGTGCATTGTGCCAACCATTTCTTTTTGAAAATCGTACATAGTAAAAGGTACAAGTCCTTCATCTAATGAAACAATTTTTACATAATTTTGTATAAAGTATAATGGGTCTTTAGAACATTTATCAAACTCTTGTATTTGTTCTTGTGTAAATTCTACTGTTACGTTTACTTTTTTAAGATTTGGATTACCTAGATATACTTCACTCATTCACAATAATTCCTTCTATGTGTGTATAACCTAACTGTATAGCGGCCTGTACTCTTTGATTGCCTTGCCATACACTGTATAATTTTTCTTTAAAGTTTTCACCGTTAGCACCTAATCTTTTATTTTCTGAAATTTCGTGTTTTAATACTTTGATAGGTTCAATCATATCTTCACCATTTAATAACTCTATTAAAGGAGTCTTTCTTGTTATATAAGTTAAATCACTTATCTGAAATGTCTGTTTGTTCAGGTAACTTTTCTTCGCTTTTAATATTTTCATTTTTAACTTTCAACATTTTTTGTAATTCAGCAGTAGAACCTACAAATAAAGCATTTTGTATTTTAGTGTCTGCACCTTTAGTGGCCGTTTTTAATTCTTTTAATTTCTTTTGTAGGTCTTGTAACTTATCTACTGTTTGTGCTACGTTAGTAATTAATTGGCCTGCTACTTCATATGCTCTTGGATGTTGGCCCTCTTTTGCAATTTCTAATATGCCTTCTATGGCTTCTTGGCCTTTTTGTATTAAATCATAATAATTATCTCTACTAAATTTATAATCATTTTCAATATCAGTTTTAGTTTTATCCTCTACACGTGGTACAGAAGGATTATCTATCTTTACTAAAGACTCTAGTGTAGGTTTATTTTCAGGCGATATGCCTAGTATCTCGTTTACTTTATCTTCTATTTTTGTCATAATTAAACATCAGTATCAGTCGTAGGGTTATACTTCTTACTATCTGTAAAAGAAGTAATCGTTGTTGTAAATCCAAAATCATCATCTGCATCCGCCGTTATTGGGTCTGGTACGACCACAATTCTTTCTTCTCTTTTTGCCGTTGTTGTATCCGTATCTGTGTAAATATCTGACTGTACTGTTTTGATAACACCTTGATTGGACATTGGCCCAAACAAATATGTTTTAGCAGTAAAGTTAAGAGTATATATAACGGCCCTACGAGTCGTAAAATCTCCTGAGTAACTATCTTCATAGGCAACACTG